GGCAGGAATGGAGAAAAGAATCCAAAACCTAGAAGATGCAGTAGCTGATCTTAAAAGAGATAAGGATGGAGGAGATGATGAGGTTGAAGAAATGGCAGAGGAAGCTCCTGAAGAAGTATCTGATAAACCTAAGACAATCAAGAAAACAGAAACAGTTGAATTTTCAGCAGAAGAAGAGTTAGAAAAACTTAAAGCTGAAAACGAAAAACTTAAAACGGAATTAGCAGAAAGTCCAGCTGATAGCCCTTTAAACACCAATAAGTTTAGTAATGAACAAAGAACTTATACAAAAAAAGAATTAAGAAGAATGTCAGTAAATGAGAGATTCTTGATGAAACTAAATAAATAATAAATTTAATTAATAAAAAAGAAAAAAAATGGCAGAACCAACAGTAACTCAAACTTTTACGGGGTCAGCGGCGGGATTTTATATTTCAGCTGCTCTTCAAGATAGCGTTTCTTTAGACTATATGACAGTCTTAGAAAATGTTAAGTACAAAATGAATGTGCAGACTCTCGGAGCAGCAAATGTTGTAAGAGATGCAACATGTGATTTTACAGATCACGGAACACTAGACTTAGGCGAACGCGTGTTAGAAGTTGAGCCTTTCCAAATCAACCTGGATTTATGTAAGAAAAATCTCCTTAGTAGCTGGGAAGCGTTAAGAATGAGAGCAGGAGCAGGCGCACCGCCAGCACCTGAATTTACAGACTATGTAATATCTTACATGGCAGGTAACATTTCTTCACAAGTTGAAAAATGTATTTGGACAGGTAACACAGCTAACAACGGAGAATTTACAGGATTCGTTACAGGAGCAGTAGGTCTTTTATTAGGAGCAGGAGCAACACAAGTAGCAGCAGCAGCAACACCTTTTTCAAATGGAAACATCATAGCTAACTTAAATGTAGCCTATGAAAGCATATCAGATGCTTTATTTGGAAGAGATGACTTATATATCTACATGAGTCCTACTTCTTATCAAATGTACATTCAAGCTTCTTCAGCTTTAACTAATTTCCCTTATGCAAACATGAGTGAGGATTACATTCCTATGTTTAATGGCGTAAAATTAGCTGTATGTAATGGAATGTCAGATGATGAATTAGTTGTAGCACAAAAGAGCAACTTATTTTTTGGGACAGATCTGATTTCGGACACAGATGGAGCTTCAATCAAAATTTTAGATATGAGTTCTTTAGATGCTTCAGATAACATGAGAATTGTTTGTCGTTATAATGCTGGAGTTAGACAAGGAATTGTAGCTGATATCGTAAGAGTATCGTAATAACACAAAGTAGGGGGCGTAAAAACCCCCTCTTTTTAACCTTTAAAACAATAAAAACATGGCATGTACAGCACTTGGTAGAGGAAGGGTCTTGAATTGCAATAGAATCAGCGGAGGAATCAAAGCGGTTTATTTTGCAGTATTAGATGAAGTCCTCAGCATCACTTATGATTCAACAGTAGCTCCAAACGGTGTAAGAGAAATTGATGATATAGATATGGGAACAAATAGTATCTATAAATATGCTTTACCTATTGGCACTTCATCTCTTACAGACACTATTGTAGGATCGAGAGAAAATGGAACTGTCTATTATACTCCAACTATAAATATCGTTTATAATCGTTTAAGCAAAGAAGACCAGCAAGAAATTAAGCTTTTGGCAGCGACTAAGACAATCGTTTTTGCTGAATTGAATCAACAATTAACAAACGGACATAATGTTATAGTAGCTATGGGTATGGTAAATGGAATGGAACTTAATGCAGGTACTATGGATTCTGGTCAAAATTGGGGAGATAGAAACGGATATACTCTGACTTTTGATGGTATGGAAGCAGACCCATTTGCTATGATTCAGGACTATACTGCAACACCTTTCGATAACTTAGATTCAGGAGGAGCTATTCCAATAGTTTCAACAGGACTATAATCTTAATTAGTAGTTTTCATATATATTTCTGAGAGGAGAGTAGTTTAATACTACTCTTTTCTTTTATATACCAAATAAATAATGACTTTTTCTATTATATAATAGTATGATACAAGCAATAACAGAAACTGACTTTACTTTTTATATTCAAACCGAAGATAATAGGATCAATACTTCAGTTTCTTCAAGTCATATAAGACACTTGCTAAAGTTTACTAATGACATGGATAAGTCAATTCATTATGTATATGGAACGGCAGAAGTTATCAAAAACAGATACACTAAATTTGAAGTAGATTATGATGCTGCTGCAACTGCTGATTTATATGCAGGCTCAGTAGACTTATCTCCATCAGGATATTGGAAGTATGAAGCTTATGAAGTAAGTTGGGTAGGCGCTGTAACAATATCTTTAGGCAATGCCCCTGCTAACGAGAATGATGTTTTAAGCCCTCCTGCTGCAACTAAAGGCATAGTGCAAGGGTTAGTAACCAAAGGTAAGATGTATGTAGCAGACAAAGCAGGAACGGCACAAGTACAATACACACAAAGGCAAGAGCCTAGTGGAACAAATTATATATATTACGGACAATAAATAAAAAAAAATGGCAATAGAAAATGTACAACAACTCCTAATGGAGCAATTAGGTAAAAACGGAGGAACTGAGATCTTTACAACAGCAGCACAAACTAGCAAGGACTGGTACTGTGTTTACTTCCCTGTTGAAAGTGTAGTAGCTTCAATTACAGTAGCAGATGCAACTGGAGAAGCAGCTCTAGTAACGACTTTAGCGGCAGGAACTACTTTGTTCATGAATGTTACTGCAATTACCCTTACGAGTGGAATAGGAATAGGTTATCACGAAGGAGCTACAACATAGAATATGTTAGCACTTAAATTAGGCATAAGTTTAAATAACATCAAAGCAGGTGGTGGCGGCGGTGGTGGCGATCCTATCGCAAAAATGGTTTCTGATTTTGAATCAAGAGTTACTACTGATGGAGGTACTACGGAAGCACAATCTTGTTTAACCGCTATACTAACTTTCATAAATGACATATCATGACATTATTAGATGATTCTAAAATAATTACTACTGCAAATGCAGGTAAAGCAGGAACTCTTTATAGTATTAAACCTGATAGCGGAACTGCAGATTTTACTATAACTCGTTCTTCAACTGCTACAAGAATAGATTCAGCAGGCTTAATAGATACTGTTGCAATTAACGAACCTCAATTAGATTATACTGATGCAAGTTGTCCAAGTTTTTTAGTAGAGGCACAAAGAACCAATTTACACCTTTATAGCGAAGAACTTGACAATGCAGCATGGGTTTCACCATCTAATGATGTTACTGTAACTGCTAACGACATAACATCTCCAGATGGAACTACTAATGCTGATAAATGCGAAACAACAAGCAACTTTTCTCAACTGTATCATACAATTACTTTAGCTGCATCAACTACTTACACTTGGAGTTTTTATGTAAAAAGAGGAACAATGACTGATATAGGCCAGCAGATTTATAATATGAATGGAGATGGAAATTATGGAACTACTGGAAAATATTTTTCTCAAACACCAGCGACAGGATGGGGCAGGGTTTCTTTTACTTTTACAACAGGTTCAAATGGAGGGTCTACAAGATTTTTCCCTATAAATAGCTCTGGTGCAACAGGTACTATTTACTTATGGGGGTTTCAATTAGAGCAGTATGCTTTAAACACTTCCTACATCCCTACAACTTCAGCAATAGTAACAAGAGTAAAAACAGTATGGGAAACAACAGGACTTTCTGCTATAATAAAGCCATTAGAAGGGGTTTTTATGGCAGAGATAAAATTCCCGCAGGCAGGTGCAAGTCTTAGTACAAACATTTTTGGTATGAGTCGTGGAATGACTAACATGGTAAATATAGGATATTGGGGGGGTTATTTTGGACAAGCAACTATGGGTGGTAGTCATTTACTTTTTGGCCTAGGAACGCAACCTGCTGTTGATTCAAATTTTCATAAAATTGCTGTTAAATACAAAAGTGGTGATTGTGCTATTTGGTTTGATGGGGTTGAAACAACTTCATCAGCAACTACTGGCGCACCTACTGGAGCAGATATGCACACTCTTTCTGGTTCTTATGGTAACAGTTCTGGTTTTTGGCCGTTTTTTGGAGCAATAAGACAAATACAATACTATGATACAGTTTTATCAGACTCCCAACTGTTAGATTTAACTTCTTAATATGAATATATATAAATTACAATACGATAACAAAGCTCAAGCTGATGCAGACTTTTTAGATAAAGGAGTAGTGCATATTGTAGAAGCAGAGGGAGAGCAGCATACAGTTTATACTGAAGCAACTCAATCAATAGTAGACATGGGCAAAATAGTAGAAACACCTGGAACTTATGATCCTGATGGTCATGTAATAACACCGCCTGTTTATTTTGATGGCGTATTTTATGATATAATGACTACTGAACATATAGACTTTGGATCTCATGCTTTAACACCTACTAAATGCTTACACGGTTTCGCAGGTTACAGTATAGATGCAAACGGAGATAATGTAGAACCACAACAATAATTATGAAAGACTCAATAATTTCAATAAATTTAGAAACAAGTACAGCACCAGTAGTGCAAGAAGTAAGAGGGCGTGACTACATTGAATATGGAACTGATGACTGGAGAAATCTCTATCCTCAGTTTCTTATAGACTTATACTATAATTCTTCAACACATTCGGCTATTATAAAACAGACTGCTGAAATGATTGCAGGAGAGGATATCATATGTACTGATGAAGAAGAATACAATTTAGAGGAGTATGTTAAACTCAAGAAGTTTATGCGTCATGCAAACTCTAAAGAATCTTTACATCAAGTAATTAAAAAAGTAGCATTTGACTTTAAGCTTCAGGGTGCTTATGCTTTACACATTATTTGGAATAGAGAGAAAACTGAAATCAATTCTATTTTTCATGTGCCAGTTGAGAGAGTTAGGGCAGGTAGACCAAACGAATTAGGTCAAGTAGATACATATTATATAAGTGCAGACTGGTCAAACACTAGAACACATAAACCTTATCCAATAGCAGCATTTAACACTACCGACAGAACAGCAGGAAGTCAATTACTTTATACTGGCGCTTACAGTCCTAATATGGACATCTACCACACCCCTGATTATCTAGCAGGTTGCAATTGGGCATTAGTAGACCAAAGAGTTGCTGAGTTTCATTTAAACAATATAGAGAATGGATTTAGTGGCTCTTACTTTATTAGTTTCGCAAATGGAGTTCCTACTGCTGAGGAGAGAAGGCAAATAGAACAAAGCCTAGCAGATAAATTTACAGGTGCTAAAAACTCAGGAAAGTTTATCTTAACTTTCTCAGATGATAAAACTAGAACGCCTGAAATAACACCTATAAGTGTATCTGATCAGGACAAACAATTTTTAGCACTTCAAGAGCTACTCGTTCAAAACATTTGTTCGGCACACAGAATTACCAGTAAAACTTTATTAGGTATTGATAGCACAAATGGCTTCAGCTCTAATACAGATGAACTTGTAAATGCTGCAAATTTTTATCAAAATTCTGTAATTCGGGGATTCCAGTTAAACATCCTAGATACTTTGCAGACTATATTCTCAGTAAACAACATGGATTTAGAAGTTGAGTTTGTTCAGTTAAAACCAATAACAATACAATATGACTCTAAGACAATAAGAGAAGTTGTAACGCAAGATGAAATTAGAAAAGATATTGGACTGCCACCTCTTAATGAAGATGAAGAAACAGTAGAAGAAGAAGTGGCTTTGAGCACAGTAGAAAAGACAGAGCTTGAAAGTTTTATTGAGGAATTTGGTGAGGATATTTCTGAAGATTGGGAATTAGTAGATGAAGAAGTTGTAGATGGAGAACATCAAGATTTTAACTTTGAAACAGAACTTAATGATTTAGTTAATGAAAAATTAGAATTAGCATCAACAGGTACAGCAAGACCTAATGCTAGGAGTAGTCAAGATGGAACTAATAAGTCAGATAATGATTTTTACAAAGTTAGATATGTTTATACTCAAGATAACTTTCTAAGTCAAGAAGGTAAAACTAGAGAGTTTTGCAAATTAATGTCATCAGCTTCTAAAGTTTATAGGAAAGAAGATATTTTACAAATGACAGATAGAGCAGTTAATCCAGGCTGGGGTCCACGAGGTGCTGCAACTTACTCTATATGGCTTTACAAAGGCGGCGGCAACTGTCATCATTTTTGGCTAAGAAGAATTTACAAAACATCTTTAAGAGGTGCTAAAAGTAATATAAAACCAAGTGAAGCAATATCATATACTAAGGCATTATCAGAGGGTTTTACAGCAGAGAAAAATGACAACCTAGTAGCAAGACCCCCAAAGAGAATGAAGAATAACGGATTTTTAGAACCAAGATAACTATGAGCAATTATGTACTTTTTATTTCAGAAAGCAAGTTGAAATCTTCGACTGCAATTAATCTTTCAGTTGATGATGACTTGTTACTTTTCGGAGTAAGAGAAGCACAGAAGCTTTATGTTGAAACAGCACTTGGTACTGACTTGACTCAGAAACTTAAAGATTTAATAACAGCAGGAACTATTGGAAATGTAGGTAATGAAGCTTATAAGACTTTAGTAGATGAATATATTGGCGATATGCTGCCTGGATATGCTCTTTATCACGCTTTGCCTTATTTAAGATTTAAGATTGAGAACGGAAATATTTACAGCAAAACAAGCGAAAACGGAAATAGTCTTAGTACGGAAGAAGCTCAACATTTAAGAGAAGAAATTTTAAATACTTGCAGTTATTATCGCGAAAGACTAATTGACTACATAAGAAACAACACAAGCAGCTTTCCTGAATACTCTACAAATTCTGGAGCAGATGTCAGTCCTTCAATTGAAAACTATTACTCTAATATGAATTTAGACACACCTAGACAGGGTACTAAACTTACATTAAGAAACTTTTTAAACGCTTCTGATTAATGAAGAAATATTATAAAACAAAATCCCAGAACATAAACAAACTTAAAACATATTTACAAGATGCCATTAAAGGAGATAACAAAAGAGGTAGGGGAAGTGTTAGGAGTAAACAGTGTGATCCTAAGTGTAACAACCTTCACTAATTTAGAACTAGCTCTAAAAATATTACTATTAGTTATTTCAATAGTCTATACTATTGACAAGTGGTGGTATCATAAAAAACAAAGGTAATGCCAAAGAAACGCAAACTAAACAGCAACAACCCTAAGTATAACAAAGCAAAAGAAAGTGATGTTAAAATGCGTAAAGAATTTCTTAAAGAAGTTAAAGGATGTAAAATCTATAAAGCCTACTATCTCTAAACCCTCCAACATAAACCTATTAATTCTCAGAGATACTTTTAGTGATGAAAGTACAATAGGAGAATTATTTGTAAATGGGGAAAGATTCTGTGATACATTAGAGCTACCTTATAGAGATAACCAAAGAAGTATATCATGCATCCCAGTAGGAGAATACAAAGTAAGATTAAGGGTTGCAAGAGAGTCAGCAACAAGAGACTATTTACATTTATTAGTTAAAGATGTAAAAGACAGATCACACATATTATTTCATAGGGGTAATACAGCCAAAGATACAAGGGGTTGCATCCTAGTAGGACAGGGTAGCCAACAAGATATTGTTCATAATTCAACTTTGGCTATGGATTTGCTTATGAAAGAAATAATAAATTTGGGAGGAGAAAATATTAATTTAATAATCAAAAATAAATAAAATGAAAAATTACATTGTTACACAATTACTTTCTTCAAAAAAAGTATGGTTAGGTATTAGCTCAATTTTAGTTCCAATGATAGCCACTTGGCTTGGAGTTGATGAAGATGCAGTATCTAAAATCTGGTGGAGTTTAATCGCTATGTTAGGTGGACAATCATTAGCTGATTTTGGAAAGTCCAACAAATAGATATAGACTAAAGCCGCATGAGATAGCGGCACTAAAAAAGATGCGAGAAGCTGACACTAGGAACATCCTAGTTGTTGGCGACTTGCATGAACCCTTTTGCCTAGAAGGGTATTTAGAGTTTTGTATAGAGCAATACGAAACTTGGAATTGTAATCAAGTCATCTTTATTGGCGATATACTTGATAATCACGCTTTTAGTTACCACGAACCTGACCCTGATGGAATGTCAGCAGGTCTAGAATTAGAAACGACAATAAAAAAAGTTGCTAAATGGTATGAAGCTTTCCCTGTTGCAGATGTTTGCATTGGTAATCATGACCGCTTAGCTTCTAGGAAAGCTTTTACTGGGGGCATTCCTAAAGCATGGATTAGATCTTACAATGAAGTATTAGGCACTCCTAACTGGAACTGGGTTGAGTCAGTAGTATATGATGATGTCCTTTTTGAGCATGGAGAGGGAGGTCAAGCACAAACAAAAGCAAAGAACAACCTAATGTCTAGCGTTTGCGGACATACTCACACAGAAGCATACTGTAAATGGTTTGTAGGAAAAAAGTATAAAATCTATGCAATGCAAGTAGGTTGCGGTGTAGATTGTACTACTTATGCTGCTGCTTACGCTAAGAACTTTAAAAAACAAGCCATAGGCTGCTCCGTAGTGCTAAACAATGGTACACTACCAATTAATCTTTTAATGCCCTTATAATGCAGCTAAACGACTCTACAAAGCTAACTCTGTTTTACTTTCTAATTATTATAATAGTTCTAGTAATTTCCCTTTAATCCCCTTCTTAATACTTAATTGTTAATAACTTTGTAAGTAAAGCTGTTAATATGTCGGCTAATTCAAAAATAGTTTGTATTTTTGTCTCATATTAATCAATACCAAAAACAGATGTACTCAAATTTTAAAATGAAAGAAGCAACAAACAAAGAAGAAGCTATTGTATCTATATTAGATGTAATAGAAGAAAATCCATTATGGCTTAATAAAATTACTGATGTCTTATTTATATTAGTAAAAAACATAGAGCCTGAACACAAAAGATTCTTATTGGAAAGATCATTAGATGAACAAGTAATAGACTTATTTGTTAAACTTAAAACCGAATACTATAACTTTAAAGACAATACAGTATGGAGTTAATATGTCAAGACTTTTACTTCTATAACAATGGAGTATATAAAACAATTAAAAAACTATCTCCTGATGGTTGGTTTTCAGACTTGAAAAAAGTAGAACCAAGTATTAGAATGTTCGGAACAGAAGAACAGATTAACAAAGCACTTGATGAATACTGTGAAATGACAGGACTTAATCTTGATGAATGTTATAATTATGAGATTGAAAAGAAAGGGAGCTATTGGGAAGAAATAGTCTTTAGTGAAACTAGAAAAGATAGACCAACACTAAAAGAATACAATGAAGCTATAAATAAGAATCTAGCAATATATAGAGAGGAATATAATAAACTAAATAATAAAGCATTAATAACAACGATATGAAAGAATCTGAATTGATACACAAAAGAATGAATGATATTAATACATTCCAAGCACACGAAAAAGAAATTTATTTAAGAGGAACAGATGAATATGGAAATGACTTTCAGATCTGTTTTGATAGTTATAACTTTTTAGAATGGATTGATACAGAACATTTAGAGTATATTAAAAAACAGCTAACCAAATACATAAAAACGAAATGATAGAAGAGATAAAAGATTATGCAATAGAAGGTTTAGAAAACCTTAAAGGAACAAATCCTGAAGGGTCAGATATACACCATAATATATTTAATATGGATTACTATATACTTGGAACTTATGAAGCTAAAAAATGGGTAGAAAAAATAGGGGCTTTTGCAGTTATAGGTGAGATTGTAGATTATGAAACCCTACATTTTGGAAAGGTAACTACCGATTGTACGGAACCTGAAATGGTGGCTAATATGTACTCTTATATTAAAGGTCAAGAAATATTAGATGAAAGTAAAACCTATCACGAACTATATCATGAAAAGTTAAATGATGGAGATTTACAACAAATCATTAATGAATTAAATTAAATTTTATATTTTTAACATAATTATTAACTAAACTATTAAAACATGAGAACAGAACTAATTAAGGAAAAGTACGAGAAGTACAAATTAACAAAAGATGATGTGTTCAAGCATCAACATTATATTATTATCACAAGATCAGGCATAGACAAGATTCAGGCAATAGAAAATATCACTATTGACTATGAAGTAATTAATTGTGAAAGGGATTTTTGTGTAGTAAAAGCTAATGCAATTAAAGGTGAAGCATCTATACAAACATTTGGATCAGCTCTTAAAGGTGGGTTTAAAGATGGAAATTGCAACACTTGGTATGTTATGGAGATGGCAGAGAAAAGAGCTATGTCTAGGGCGGTGCTAAAGCTAACTGGCTTTTATGAACTTGGAGTATTTGGAGAAGATGAAAGTGAAGATTTTAAAAAGAAATATTAATCAATAATAAATAAAAATGGAAATTAAAGGTAAATTAGTAAAGGTGCTTGACCTAGAATCAGGCACAAGTAAAACAGGAAAAGAATGGCAAAAGCAAACAGTTGTAATAGATTCAGGAGATGAGTTTAACAACTTGACTGCTGTAAGTGCTTTTGGAGATGATAAGATCAAAAACTTAAACAAGCTCCAAGTGGGCATGACAGTTGTTATTCTTTGCAATATCTATTCAAGAGAATATAAAGGGAAATACTATCACAATATAGATGGCTATCACTTTTCTCAACAGTCTGATAATGATGAGTTTGTAACATCTGACACACCATTTTAAGATGATAGATGAGATTAATTTCAAAATCTTATGCGACCTTACTACAAATATAGTAGGGTTGCGTAAGGGTTCTCTTTCCTACAAAAGCAGGAAAAAAGAATATCAGATACCAAGATCAGTGGCTAGTGTAGTTGCTAGAATGGTAGATGATACACACCCAACAGTTATAGCAAAAGAGCTAAAAAGAGATAGGGCTTCTATATATCACTATGAAAAAATGCACGAATCTAATTATAGATCTTTTCCTAAATACCGTGAAATGTTTAACATGGTTTATAATGCTTACTCTAATTTGCAGGGTTCTAAAAGGACTTTTGTATATAATAAACAATTAGAAAAGTATTTAAAAGAAAATGGGGTAACTAATAGCGAAAAATACAATACCATTATCAGGGTTACATCAGGCAGAGCCGAATATGATGTTAAGGTTTCTTATAAAGACTTCTACAATCAATTAGAAAAGTGTAAGTTTGCCATGACAGATTGCAATTACAACTTAGAAATTATATGACCAAACCAAACTACTATGCAGTTATTCCTGCTGAGGTAAGATATAGTAAAGACTTAACACCTAATGCTAAATTACTTTATGCAGAGATTACTGCTTTGTCTCAAAAAGATAATACCTGTTGGGCAAGTAACAAATACTTTGCAAATCTTTATGAAGTGTCAACAGTAACAATAAGTAGATGGATTAGTAGTTTAGTAAAAAATGGCTTTATTAATAGAAATATTGTTTACAAAAATGGTACTAAAGAAATTGATAAGAGGTATTTACAATTGTGTGGGGGGGGTATAAATAAAGATATTAAAGAGCCTATTAACAAAATTGTTAAAGATAACAATACAAGTATTAATAATACAAGTAATAATATATATATAAGAGAGCAAAAATTTTTAAATGATGTTTCTTTATTAGATTATGATATTAGTATTAAAAAATCATTTACAGATTACTGGACTGAAACAAACAAATCAAACACTAAGATGAAGTTTGAAATGCAAAGCACTTTTGACATTAAAAGAAGATTAGCAAGATGGCAAAAAAATGATAAGGCTTGGAATAAACCTCAAACAATGAGCAAGATACAGCAACACCTACAAAAAAATATTAATGTAAAAGCAAGACTATTAAAACAATTAAAAAATGAGAGCAATTAAAACAATGACTGAAGAAGAACTATTAACAAGTTCTGTGGATTTAGTAAGTAAAACATATATTGGATTAGGACAAAACAATATTGAAGAAGATACAATTATGATAATGTCAAAGGACTTAGTAAAAGACTTGAAAAGAATTTATAAAAATTTTTACATTGAAGATGCTGAAAATGCTTTTTATGAAGGAATTAGATCAGATATACAAGGCAATTTTATACACTTTAATATTCCAGTTTATATTAGATGGTTAAAAAGTTACAAAGATATAATATGGGAAGCAAGAGCAAAAGTTGATAGCGGAGAAAACCCTAAACAAGTACCCCATTACAGACCTGAACCAAAACTACTCAAATGATTGGGTGGGTAATAATATCAGCTATCGCAATGTGGATAATAAGAGAGCTAAGATGAAAGTGTTAGAGCTATTTGCAGGCAGTAGGTCAATAGGCAAGGTAGCTGAGGAACTAGGCTATAAAGTATTTTCAGTTGATATAAATAATTTTAAGGGAATTGACTTAGTTAAAGATATTGAATTTTTAACTAAAGATGACATACCTTTTATTCCTGATGTTATATGGGCTAGTCCGCCTTGCACTACATATTCAATAGCCGCTATTGGACACCATAGAGATATGGGGAAACCAAAAACTGATTTTGCTGCTAAAAGTGATAGACTAGTAATAAATGTTTTGAAATTAATTAAAGAATTTGATTGTAAATATTTTATAGAAAACCCAAGAGGTTATATGCGTAAAATGTTTTTTATGAATGGAATACCAAGAACAACTGTTTGGTATTGTCGTTATGGAGATACAAGGGCTAAACCAACTGACATCTGGAGCAATCACATCTACTCACTTTTTAATAAAAATGGCTGGCAACCTAAACAAGAATGTTTTAATGGCAATAAAAAATGTCATCACGAATCAGCTCCAAGAGGATCTAGAACAGGAACACAGGGATTAAAAAATAATTATGAAAGAAGTAAAATTCCTTATGAATTATGTAAAGAAATACTATTATCATTATGAATACAAGACAAACATCAATAGACTGCTACAAGAAAATTAAACAAGAGGGATTGTTAAGCAAAAGAAGATTAGAGGTTTATGAAGCATTATTATCTACTGCACCTTGCACCTCTTCTGAAGCAATAAGAAACGCCAAAACTACATTTGGAGTATTTGGAGTTAGTTCTAGGTTCACAGAACTGAGAGATTTAGGAGTTATATATGAAAAAGGAGAAAAAAAATGTAGTATTACTGGTAGGAATGTTATTGAGTGGGATCTTACAGACAGACTTCCTGTCAATCTAAAAAAGACTAATAAAACAAAAAAGCACAGAGCAGATGAAGCTCTAAATTCATTAAGAGAATTATATAAAAATAAAAATACTAGCACAGTTGAGGATTGGAAAGTAGTGGCTAATTTGATTAAAAGTATATGAAGTCAATTAGTAAACTTAAAAAAGAACTAGACAAATGGTTTAGTCTTTACATTAGACTTAGAGATGCTGATGAATTA